CATTCTAACATCCATCATCGGCTTGTCAATGGGGCAGTCTTGAATTTTTTCGCCCTGTCGGAAAAAAGTTTCTGAATCTCTTTAAAACTGAACGGAGTACCGAATCCAACCCCTTCTCTTTTATTATCCACTCCTACATCAAGCGTATAGCGTCCTAGAACATCATCCTCAGTATGTAGTCGCCCATGAACATGACCATACAGCATCCAACTATTTCGATAACTTTTGTTCCATGCTCTCATAGGATAGTGAAATAATACTATTCTTTTATTGCAATAAATTATTTCTTTCATAAGTCCTATAGAAGAAAAATCTTTTTTGTTGAACTTTTCCTCATTATCGTGATTTCCAAGAATAATGTGAATATCCTCGCAATTTATCTTTTTGCGATATTTTTTTGGATCGCCACCTCTATGACAAAAATCTCCTAGAAAATATAATGTATCTCTAGGTTTAACAACAGCGTTGATATTATCAATTATAGTAGAATCCATTTCTTCAGTAGTTTGAAATGGTCTTTGACAATATCCGACAATATTTCTATGCCCAAAATGGGTATCTGCGATAAAATGTATCATTAGTCCTGAGTTGGAAGTATAATTCCCAAAAATAAATAAATCCAAAATAAAATACTACCACTAAAAATAGCACCGGCTATAAATCCTAAGCGGATAATGGACGAGTCAACTCCAGTCCAGTTTGCTAATCCTCCACAAACTCCAAAAATCATTTTATCTTTTGAACTTTTTGTTAATTTATTATTCATTGTTTTTTGGCTCTTGTAAAATAACTTTAATCATAATATAATCTTTAGATGAATCATCAATCAGTTCTATTTGATCAATTATGCCTTTGCCAAAAAAATCTTTGCCAACCTCAAGATACGGGCCTCCATCAATATCGGCATAACTAATTATGGGATCAGTAACAAAACCTAATCTAAGATAATCTATTGTGCCTTCTACCAAATATTCGTTATATCCAATTTGTGTTACTATTTTACTATTTTTACGCTTGTGTTGCGTATATCTGTTCACTATATGCCTCTAAAGGTAAACTATAATCTTCTTTATTTTCTGATGCTAGATTATTAAGAGCATCCTTTAGATTCTCATTCTCTATCTGAAGAACATCAGCAATTCTTTCCGCTTGAGCCAATGCTTTTGTTAGATGATAAACTTTATTGCTCAATTCATCTGCTACATAATTTTTCATTATCATAATAGCCTCCTTATAAACTTAGAGACAAGATTATATACACCCGCTGATGAAAGAAGATAAATCTTTTAATTGTTCTTTAGTTAAAATAATTTGATCTGAATATGGTCTACCTTTTATCAAAACCTGATAAACATAGCGGAGTTTCTGCCAAAATGACATTTTATGACTATAAGATGACAGATTTTCATATATTGACAGTTCCATAAGATTATATTCATTATCATACTCTAGAACCAAAACCTCACTCTTGCAATCACAAAGTATGAACGAGGTTTTATTTTTTTCGAATTTTACCATGCTTAGTATTTTTGCTTTTTCTGAAGATTCTTTCATAGTTTTTATCCCATGTTTCTTGACTCACTGATCGCGGTCTTTTTTTAGAACCTTTACCATTTTCATTCATAATTAATCCTCAAGGACAAAACTCCAATAACGAGAATCCTCTTTCTTTTGTAGAGCATCCCAGTAAATAGAACGAGCAATATAAGATGGAATCTTGTGCTTACCACAATTAACCATCCAGTGACGTTCCATTTTTTTATACATGGTTGAGCCACTCTTACTCTTATTATATTTGAGATGCTCCATATCGTAAAGTCGGAGTTGATGAACATCACCACACAATACTCTTGCCTCATTAGGATGAATCATTTCAAGAGCAAAACTAATTTTAGCCAGACCAATCCCGCTGATCTTATTCAGAATACTGTCACGCTTCTTAACATGACCCTTCTTTGTGGTAAAATAAAAGTCTTTTGGATTGGCCCAAAACTTCTCGCTAAAGTCCCAAATATAATTGGTTCTATTGTTGTGAAGTCCAACGCCACTCTTATGGAGTTTCTTCAACAAAGTTTCCTTACTGTCGATCCACTCATTAAAATTCTTGATAGCATTGTATCCTGCACAATTGCCCTTCCATGTAGTATGGACGCTGCAATAGGCAAAAAGATAACGACGAAAAATATCCTCAACATTTTGAGGACGAACACTTTCCCAATATTCCTTGTAAGAAACCACCTTATCTCGCGGAAAAGTTTCAAAGAAAATATCAGCCTTGCTCTTATCCATCACATTATTCTGAACCGGAATAACAGTATTCTCAACAATCATCGTTTTCTCCAAAGAGTGTTCCAAGTGTATGTTAGGATTCTACACTACTGGTATCGTCTTGTCAAGAGCGATTCTTTAAACCGTTCTAGCAGACCCGTGTAGAATTTTAAATGTTGGAAAACGCAAACTAATGCCACCATCTTGGTTTTTAGTCTCTTCAAAATATTGAACAGTAATAATTTTTCCAAGAATTTTACACGGATTGCAATAGAACTCTTGACGCTGCTCAATAGTAAAACCGCTACCAACTCGCACAGTATAATCTTTATGCTGAATCATAACACAAGATAGCATAGTCTCCTCATGCTCTGCACCATCTTTCACATAACGAAATGGCCCCATCTCAGTATCAACTACCTCATATTCATCATCAAAAAATTTCTTAACTTTGAGCAAGTCTTTGCTTCGTTTGCCTTTATATGGTTCGTCAGCACGAAGCATGACTCCTTCCCATTTGTAATCAGTAGCATAGTCTGTCCATTGCAAAAAATCATCATCGTTTTCAATTTTAAATTGTGCTAACACACTAAGACAAGTACAAGTATTATCTCTCATAACTTCTCGCAGATTATTGTAGCGAATAGAATAAGGACGATTCTTTTCGCCCTTCTTGCTATAAAATTCATCGTGCGTAATCATATCAAAAATCTTATATGATGGATTAGGAATAGTATGATCCTTCTTTTTCAGTTGCTTCATAACTCCCTGAAAATCCTCATTACCTTCGTCATCAACCAGACAAAGTTCACCATCAAATACTACATCCTTAATGCCAAGAGCCTTAATACCACCAGCAACAATACCAAGAGTATCAAACTCTTTTCCTGTGCGGGAATAGAAGGTAGCGTCACCATTACTATCAACAATAGCAACGCATCTAGCACCGTCAATTTTTCGTGAGACATACCAACCATCCTTCCAACTTACAAGTTTAGGCTCGTATTTATCAGCAAGAGCAACACTAAACTCTGGAATATGGTCAGGAATAGCCTTGTTGATAATCTTATCACCAGCACGGGTTTTCAAATCCTTGTCGATGATGCAATAAATCAGTTCTTCAATATTGCTTTTATTTGACTGACTATCAATAAAAGTATGGACTGCCCCGATAGCATCGTGACCAGTAATCTTTCGACTCTTTAGATCGTCTAGAAGATCAAAAAAATTCTTATAAGACTTTCCTCTCAAAGAGTTTTTCTTCTTGAGATTATCGCTAGTAACATTATACTGCCACAATGGATGATAGGTATAGAGTAGAATTTTCTTAGCAAAACTTGCGGCCTCAGAATTATGATTACAATAATCCTCAATAATCCCTTGCTTATCAATAGTGCTGCTAGTAGCCCTAAGATCACGAACCATATCCCAAACATAATTAAAATCGTGAGTCATTCCAAAATCCTCCTGTTTAGAACAACTATAGCACAATGGAAGTGCTTTGTCAAGAGTATCGTCGCTCTCAAACGAATTATTTAGACAATCTGCAAAGGGTCGCTTTCTTCACTATTCATGGAAATATTAAGTTTTTTAACTACTTGATCAATTACATTATATAATTTTATGTATTTCTGCTCGGCCCTATCTGCACGATGTAATTGATATTGCACATCTAATTCTAGTTGCTTAACTTTATCAAGTAAAAAAACAATTGTATTTTTTTCTTCTGACATATAATCTCCTATTAAACAATAGTTATCGCATTATAACGAGAAGTTTCTTCCTCGGTCCATTCTCTGGCAGTAAAAGTGTTGTTGGTCTTATTCAAAACTCCGGTAACACCATTGAGTTTAGCCAAAACAACTTCTTCTACTACTATAGCATCATATCGAGCAGTTTCTTCTACTGTCCATTCTCGTGGAGTAAAAACGCTTGTGTCAGTATCTAGTGTACCAGTAACACCTCTTAATTTAGATAATACTATCATTGTCATAGTCTCCTTTTATTTAAGCTTATATTAATTCTAACTTAGCCATATTTTTCTTGATTTCAATATTTTCTTTAGTAAAAAACTTGTTTGTTGGAGGTGATATTGCTTTATCATTATCGTCTTTCCACCAACTACTTTCATGTAAATGTATAAAATGACAGTTTTTAATATTATGACTTACCTTTATACCATATTCTAAAATTTGATTTGCTGTCATTTTTTTATCATAACTTGATCCAAAATAATAATCGCTTGATAATAAATTAATGCAAGATTTAAAACTATAATTTAAATACACATCAGTTATACATAATGGGCCGGCAGATTTAAGTATTTTGGTATAAGCAGGATTAAATGAACAATATTCTTTATAGTTAACTGGATCATTATATTCTATTATATGTATTAATATTTGTTGAATAAAATGATTATCTTTTTCAGCAGCAATAAAAGCATTATTTAATACTAATGGATAATAATTATCAGAAAAAGCTTCGTGTTTTTTTGTATCAATGAACGAACAAGGATAATTTAGTATATCATCTACAGGATTTATACAGAAAGAATCTATGTCAATATACACTCCACCATAGTGATACAATAATAAAAGACGCACAAAATCTATTTGTTGTATGATGTGTTCTATTCCAGTTTGATAATAGTCCAAAATATTTGGATAAAATTGTCGAATAAATTCTATTAATAGTTCGTCTGTCCATAACTTATATTCATATGTCGGATGATTATTTAAGACACTTTTTTGCATTAATCTAAGGTGTTCGGGAATATTATTGTCTTTCCATAATTGATGAATTATTTTTGGAACACAAATATTTTGATAATCTAGAGACTTTTCAATATTGTTTGGTTTACTGTTTAATCCTCTTTTGCCTATGTGTTGTACTACAGATGGTTTTACGCAGACCATCTCTATTTTTTGGTCATTACATAATGATACCAGACCCCAATCCCATCCATTATATACATCATGAATTTTTGGATTAACTCCATATTTATCTATATCTAATAATATTTTATCAATAGAGTTTGGGATGATATCATATGTCGTTAATGATTTTCTAATAGTTTGTTGGTATAGTGTTTTTTCAAACCAAATATTTATCCCTCCTATAGAATTTTTTAAATAATAATTTTTGTTGTCATTAATAATTGAGTGATATCTTCCATTGAATCCTGTGACAACAGCATTGTCATTAAATTTTTTAGATGTGCTTAGTAGTCTTGACAACCAATTAACAGAAACATTTGTATCTGAATCTAAATTCATAAGATACTCAATATTTAATATATATGCTATATCCCAACCAATAGCAAGACTATTAGATATTCCATAATTTTTATCTTTTCGTATGAGTATATAGTCATGATCTAATTCAACTTGAATAACTGGATTACTACCATCATCAATAATAATAAAAAGTAAATCTTGAGGTAAAAAACTTTTTGATATACTATTTATTGTATCTTTAACAAAAGATTCTCTATTATAGCAACAAATCACACAGCCGAATTTATATGTTTTGTGTGGATTAAATTTATAGTAAATTACTTGAGTCATTTTTTAATATAAAATATCTATATAGGATTTTAATATCTCTACTATCTGCATACTGGTTGTACCATTTCCATATAATGCTTTATTCTGATTAAATAGTATCTTATTGAATAGAATATTTTCTAATATTTCTTGTATGTTATTAATTTGTAATAATATACCACAGTTATTTTCAATAATTTCTTGTCTTTCTGTCGAATCTCTTAAAATTAAAATTGGCTTACCAATAAAACTCGCTTCTTCTTGTATTCCTCCGCTATCAGTTATAATAAAAGTTGATTTTGCAATTAAATGATGAAATTCTTTATTGTCTAATGAATTAATTATACTTATAAAAGGATTGTCGTTAATTGTTTGCTTAACTAAAGATTGTAGTTCTATATTATTATTACATACATAAATCATTTTATATTCATGCTGGATGCAAAATTTACTTATCTCTTTTAATGCTAATGATATATTATTTTTCCAGTTTTCTCTTCTATGTAAAGTTATCACGCCGAAACTATCGTTGGAGATCATAGATATATCATTTAAATTATTCTTAATTACGTCAATAATAGAATTACCAACTACATGGACATTGTGTAATATCTTTTCATAATTAAGATTATCTTTATTGTTTTCTGTTGCAGCAAAATTTATTGTTGCAAGATGGTCTATTATTTTTCTATTGGATTCTTCTGGAAATGGAGAAAATTTATTGTGTGTCCTTAAGCCAGATTCTATATGACAAATAGGTATTTGTTCATAAAAAGAATATAATGCTCCACACAAAGAAGAAGTTGTGTCCCCATGTACAATTGTTAGATCTGGTTTCCATTCTTTAATTCTTGTTTCATTATCTAATAAGACTAGAATATTTCCCATTAAATTAGATAAACTAGAACCACTTCTCTTCAATCCTAAACTAATAATATTTTCTCTAAATTCAGATAAAATATGATCTATATCAGGGTGTTGATTTGTTAAACATATTTTTATATCAAATAAATCTACGCATTGTAGTATGATAGGTTTGAGTTTTATAGCCTCCGGTCTAGTTCCTAAAATAAATAAAACTTTTTTCATGCAAACTTTTTCATTTCTTTAAAAAACTTGATAATAAATTTTTGAATATTTTGTTGTGCTTCTGATCTTAATAATAAGGAATCTTCTTTTGACATATCTAGTTTAAATGATTTAAAATATCTAAAGTCTTTTGCTCTAAAGTCTTTCGGATGCAGACAGCATGGCTTGCCCAATAAAGAAGCGATTAAAAATGGATGAACCTGTGATGAATAAATTTTACTAAAATTGTTGACGGCCACTAAAAAGTTGTTGAGATTATAATATTTTATGTTTTCAAAAGAATTGTTTTGAGCTACTTTTATAATTTCATAGTTTTTAGACTCAGGAATAATTAAATCAGGATTATAAACATCATATACCAAAAGCTCTGGATCATCAAGATTTGTATTAGATAATGGTAAAGAAGCTAATAATTGGACCACATCTCCGCAAGCATTCTTACAATTAATTGAATTATCTGTCAAAACTTGTTTTGTTTTTGGTCCTCTTGGAATAATTGTATATGAAATATTATTTGCTATTATATTTTTAATTGCTCTATGTAACTCATTTTTATTAGAAAGACCAACCCCAAAATAAAGAATATTTTTAAATTTAGTATCATATAATTTGTTGGCATTATCTATGTGATCCATAATTGTTCCACCAAACATTAATAAATTATTTTTTTCCATATTATCAAACTCAAAAAATGGAAAATATTCCATAATTATATGGTTTGTAGCAATATCTCCTAAATTGTTATTTAAATCCCAATGATATTTTTGACAATGAAGTAATGTTTTTTTTAATGTTTTATATTTTAGAGCATTAATTTTTTCTTCAAAATTTAAAAAATCTATAAAATATTTAGTATATATAAATCTAATCATATATAATCTTTGATGAGTATCTTTTCCTAAATGTATAATACTGCTTCCTTTGTTATGAAAATATACTCTATTTATTATTGTTCCACCGATTCCTGTATTTGATGCTTTTATAGTTTCTCCAACAATATCATCCTCTCCACCCCACCCTTCTAAATTAAATGGATAAAATTCTGGAAATGGAAATGCTTTTAATATATCACTTCTAAATATCCCATACTGAGTCAGTGCAATATTATCTTTCCAATCTACTATATCTGATTGTTTTATTTCATATTCATAATTTGTTGCTTCTTGTTCATTAACTGTATACGAACGCCAATTATATCCTAAATAATGATATTGTAAATTATTTTCCATAAAATTAATTATAGAATAAATAGAATTTTTAATTGGCACAATATCTGAATCTAATAATAAAATATATTTATATTTAGATTGATTAATCATTCTATTTCTAGCAATAGAATTTCCACTATTCTTTTCATCTAGTATCGCATGGATATTATTCGATTGAATTTTTTTTAAATAATCTACAGATCCGTCACTAGAATTTTGATCATATATAATTATTTCATGAACAATATGTTTTAGATCATCTTCAATTAATTTTATTGTTTTTTCTAGTGTGGTCAAACAATTCCAATTTAATATACAAACACTAATCATGGATATAATTCCACTTGCCTTTAGATGGTGCAACATAAGTTGATATTCCGGTATTATAATAGGTAGCACCATTATCTATCAAAGCTTTAGCAAAGAAAAAATCTTCTGCAATAAAATTACCAAATCTAATATGTTTATCTTTTAATATTTGATTTTTTACTGTCATAGCAATTCCCATATGTCCTCTTTTAATTTCAAATCCAGAACACGGTGGTAGTTTTTTTCTTTCTTTTTTATGATATAGAAAATTAATAGAATGAATTAATAAATCATATATTGGATACAATTTTATAATATCAGTAAAATTATTAGTAATATAATCATCATCATCAAGAAAAGAGATATATTCTGTTTGTATATGTGATAGAGTATATTCTATACCACAATTTCTAACCAACCCTGCTGATCCACTGTCGTATTTATTTTTTATATATGTTATTCTATTATTATTTATTAAATTATTAAGTTTGATATTATCACTAATAACAACTATATGAGTATTATCTTGAATAAGCACACTTTCTATTGCGGTTTTAAGTGAGGATCTACCTATTGTAGGAATAATAAATGTATTAAATATACTCATTAAATTTAATATAAAAGATGGTCAATATATCTATCCCCCTCTAACATTCTATAATAATGTAAAACATAGAAACCTTCTGCTATCAAACACGGTTTGATTTGTTTAACTTTATTATAAAACTTTTTATCTATATGTAAAATACCATCATCAAATTTATTGACTTGCTTCCAAGTTGATTTTTTAAATGCAAAAAAAAATCCAGATAAAAAACCACCGTTCATTTTTTTAGTAGAATATTTTTTTTCATTAAAAATTTTAGATGCATATAATTTATGTTTTAAAATATCTGTTTCATTATACATGTCATAACATAATTGATTTTTATTGCTTTTTGCAACTCTATTTGTTAGACAAGAAATAATTCCAGCATTATTATTTTGTTCAATAATTTTATACCAGATATCTGCCCAGTTGGTGTGTAGTTGCATAACATCTCCATCAACTAATGTTATCCAATCTTCGTCATTTGGAACTAAATCACAATAGTGATTATATGCTTCTCCAAGATTGCCTTTAATAAATGGAGTAAAATAATAGATCATTTGATAAACTTTCTATGAGTGTCTCTATGATCGTTTTGTATATATTGGTATCATTTTTGGCTTTTTCTAAATATTACATTTAGCCTTGTTACCAAATCGCTCCCTGCTGTTGCGAAAAAACAAGGTAATACTGAATGTATCATTAAATACAGTCCAGCAAGCAAACAACAAGAACCATAGAAAAACGCAAAGACTAAATGCTGTAAATAGGTCATGTCATTTTCTTTTAGGTGCTGAATCCATTTGTGATAAAGATTCATTTTGCTGGTTCCTATTTTTTGCCATAATCAAATAGTTTACAGCCTTAATTACACCGTTTAAATTGTCATCAAGTTTACCTATACCAGTATTACATCTCTCACAGACCCATCCTCTAAAAGAATCATCAGAGTGGTCATGATCCAAACACCATTTTAATGGTACTTTTTTACAGCACTCACATACCTCTGGACGAGGCGGGGCTTTTTTATGAAGTTTTCCGCGAACTTTAGACTGTTTTTTAACACACTTTTTACATCGACTATCTAGATTATCCTTGTACATACTATGTTTAGGAAAACTCCCCTTGTTTTTCCTTTTGTTACAATATGCACAAATTTTTCTAGTCATAGTGGACGAGAGGGGAGTCGAACCCCTGTCCTATCATATTTCAAATCATATCTTCTACAAGTTTATTTTATTCATAAATTAAATGAGAGTACAGAATAAACAAGACTAATCTCATCTTACCAACTGCTCTTAACCTACAACCCGTTGGATATTGTAAGTGCAGAGGGATTTGACGACAGACTTTTGATCGCTACCCTCATTCGCAATCGCAGTCCGTTACTGCCCGTTTTAGTTAGGCAGCAAGTGCTAACTGAGTTTCGCCAGTTAAAGCGTTTAATCTGGTTTTAAAGAAGCCTCCAGATCAACTTCTACTTGCCAATATAATCTTCTTTATGTAGTCGAAACCTTTTCTCGCCCTTAATCTTCTAATTGCATTAATCGGTCATGTAAACTATTGATAACCTTTGAATGTACCATCTCATTAATCTGTATTGTTTCTTTAGCAGCGTCTAGTGATTCTGAATGAATAACATTCATTGTTAATGAAGCAAACAAAACTGAGACTAGACCGATAAACAGCAATCTATATTTCATATTTTCTTCTTTCTTATAGGTGGGTTGATTATAAAATCAATAGTTTAGGAAGGCTACTTATCTTATACACCTACAGAATATTGCTTTTTAGTAGTTTCAAATATTCCTTTGAGGATACCCAAATATCATCATTTAAATACCTATAAGATATACTGTCTTTGATTTGTTTGCGTCCACAATAACACAGTTTATATTGTAATTTTTGTCCAGTAAAATAACATTTTCTGTTAAAGAAAGATAATTTTAGTTGCCAAATTCTATTTTTAATTAGATCAGAAATCATTGTGTATTGGTTGTTTTGTTTTGATATCATATTTAAGATTATTCATATACTCCTGTTTTGATAATCTTTTGATTTCTTCCATCAAGTTTTTGAGTTCATCATCGTCAACTGGTGCTGTTATTGTATTGACAATATTGGATAACTTATTTATTTTCTCAATAAATACAAAATTAAATCCAACTGATAAAACCAATAAACCAATCATTAAAGTTACTATTGGCATACAACATAATGAACGATGAGTCATAAACTTTCCTTGTTTTGTATAGGATTACTGTTCATGATATAATAGTTCTTCTTTCATCAAAAGCAAGTATAATAGGGCGAGTAGGAGTCGAACCTACCTATGAATACCTTATAAGAGTATCGGATGCTACCGGCTTACCTTCCGCCCCATATTGTAAAGATCAAACCTGTCCTGAGTCCATTATATCATCGACCGGCCAGTTGTCAACCCTTGAGGGAAAATTTCAATCGTTCTGATATAATTCTTTAAGAATCTTTATTTCTGCTTCATATTTTTTGATGTTTTCATACATTTCATTACAACTTATACAAAAATCTGATGAGATATATGTTTTACAGTCATGAATCTTATCTTCAAGATCCCTGATCTTTCTTCTTATTTCTTGGTTTGATGGATTTAGCATTTGGTTTCCTCTTTTTCTTTACTGGTTTATTTATATCATTGTTAGTCCAAAAAACCATTTCATTATTTTTGCTATCCCAAGCACATTCAACTAATCCTTTAGCAGCAAGTTTTGCTAATCCAACATTGTGCATCCAAATGACAGTCTTTTCATAGATCTGTTCATTTGATTCTTCATTTAGAAGTGGTCGGTCTTTATGGTCATAACCTACACACTCAGTTCTGACCAGATTAATCATTTGCTTAATACTAATGTATTCATCAAGATTATCTTTACTATTTGCTGACAGACTTTTTGCCGCAGCAGTACGCATTTCATTTGCATAACCTTCAAGATCAGTAATAGCATAAACTTCGCTCATATTTATACTCCAATTTATTTGATATATCTACTTACACCTTTATTCTCATCATCAGCAACTTTATCATTCAAACGGCTTAGAGTATAATCCATACTATATTGTCCTCTAGGAAGCCATTTTGTATCATCTCTAAGGGCCGTTTTTATTTGAGGAAACCAATGCTGATAAAAGACAGCAAATTCTTCTGGAAAATATATTTGCAGTATGGATTCGATCTTATTTAGATGATCCTCCATATGATCTCTATGAGAATATAAATTCTTGAGTGCTTCTTTTTGTTGGTTGTCAAAACTCATGCGGGTTCTTTCTCTTTCATTTTGAGTTTAATCAACTTGTGCTTGGTTTTCCAAACTCCAGTTTCTTTATTCTGAATGTCTCCACCCATATAAATATGAGCAAATCCTGTACTCTTATCAATACCCCAAGCAAGGATACCGTTCTTATCTACTCCCTCAACAATAAACTTGCCTCTATAGCCCATAGGGATAAATTCTCCCTTGCTAACAAAATAAGGCCCGCCACCAACTTTGATTCTATCACCCTTAACCAATTCACGCCAGTTAACATTCTGGATAATCTTAGTGTTCTTATGCTCTTTACTCTTTGCTTTAAAGATAAAAGGGGTATTGCACTTCTTGCACATATAAGCACGGGGGCCAGTAGACTGACCACAGTTCTCACAAGTTTTTTGACCCTTAGCCATTTTTGTTCTCCGTTTTTAGGTGTTACTCTCTAAGTATAACCGTAGTATCGGCGTTGTCAAGAGGCTTTCTTTAGAGGGTCTGACGGATTTTTTGGCCCGTCCATAATTTTTAATTCACCAGGAGAATAATGGCAAAAATAACTTGCATGAATTTTTCGTTTAGTAAGATTGTCTATCTCGTCAAAAGTTTCCGTATAAACATTGATACGATAGCGATTCTCCCAAACATTAATAATTTTAGTCATCATATGATACTTAGGCTTTTCAACTTGTTTAAAAAGCAAACTTTCAATTTCAAAATCCATCGGTTTCTCCTATTATGTTGGTAAAAACAAATCCCCAATCAAGATGATTTAGCGTCCATGCCATAGTTTCTAATTTAGTCTCATTATCATGTAATGATATATCTATCATAGATTCATTATAAATAATACTATTGCTATAATTTATTCCGTATTTAATAGTAACTAATTTGAATGCAATTTCTGGATTAATTTTTTTTATGACATTGCAAAAATTGATTTTTTGATTAATATTTGGGCTATCTTTTCCTACTCTTAAGAAATAGATATGTTGATTTGGAAGAAATAACTGTTTTATTAGTCTAAAATATCTTTTTTTTGTTTTATTTACAAATATAAGTATATCATTATCGGTATAATTTTCTGATAAATCATGTAAAGAATATAAGTTTTGGAATTTATTAAATTGAATTTTATGAGTATGTCCTGACTTTTCTTCTAGTATGGTTATATCTCTACTATTTAGAAAATCATCTATAGAATCATGATTTTTAAACAATTCAATAACATCTTCAAATAACTCAGACAATAACCAATCAAAAAAAAGAGTTTGTTTATTTCCTATAAATTTGTTAATCTGATAAATTGTTGAACAAGAAGCACCGAGACTAATATAGTTAATATTCATCTCTCGCTATTAGAACTTAGTAGAAGTATCAAGAGATAAAGAAATTTTCTTGTCTGGAAACTCAATAAAATCAGTAGAATAATATTCTAGAGTTTCAAAATCAAATACTTCTACAGGTTCTTGCCATGGAAAACTACCTTCTGAATTAATATCATTTGCTTTTTCATAGAGAAAATTGTATAAATCTAACCAAGTCATTTTATTTTTCATCTTGCTCTCCTGTTAGCACGGTCAAGAATACGAATAGTTTCTTTAGCATTTGCTGGAACCATAACCAAAGATGGAGCAGTTTTATGTCCCCAATCCATAAATCCTATAGCACGACCCTCCATAGTACATCCTTTACAAGTCATTTTACGTCCTGTATCAATCAAGAATTCAACTCGTCCTTCTGGAATCAAATCATTACAATAAATACAGTTCATAGTAGTCTCCTTTGAAGGGATTATACCATAACCATCGGCAACGTCAAGGACTCTGCTTGAATGTTATTTCCAACGCTGTCACTGAAACTGCCGTCATCATTACTATAATAAACAGTGTTCAATCCAACGACATTAAGAAGTTTATCACAATTTTCACATGGCTTACTTCCTAAAACCAATCCCTTTCGATTGATACGCATAACAACAACTGACCAATTAGGATCAATGGTATTATACTTATCCAGAAGTTGAGAAATAAGACGAGATTCAGAATGATAATAAGGAAACTCCTTGTATTTTTCCAGATTAAAATCTTCCCCAATTCTATAAGCACCCGTGTGCGTTTTTATCGGGTTATTTTGGGTGAAACAAATCATTTTCTGACCATCAAATGCAGCAGAATAATGATAGC